AAACAGTATGGCTGGGGCACAGATCGGCTCAAGCGCCATTATGACGCGTCCCGGAAACATTGTCCGCGCCGGATCCAGGATGAGGGACTCTGGCCGGAATTTAAACGTAAGACGGCAGCATATATGGGTGCGGCGCCCGAAAAACCAACCAATAAACCAGCCACACAGACAGGAGGTAATTATATGTTTGAGCCCAAAATGGTAA